GGTGGAAATATCTTTTATTTCGACTCCATTATTTTCTTCTCGAAGTTTTGCAAATAACTTTCTTTCACAACAAGTAAACATACGCCTATTCTTCTTATCTACATTTTGTGAAACAAAATCTTTATATTCAATATATCGTTTTAGGTCATTCAAATAATATCTAACACCATCCGCAATATCTACAATCTTAACACTTTTTTTATCAAAGGATTCAAGTACCTTTTTAAATTCATTTAATATCCTATTTTTATTGCCATCTAAAGCAATACCATTAACAGCGATATACTTTTCACCGTCAAACTCAATCGTAGCATAACATGAGATATTAGAACTTTCAAACGCTTTCTTATAAATCTTATCATCTGGGTTAGATAAATACTTTTTTATTCTCTGAGGAAATCTTTTGTGGAATATTCTTGTATTTCTAATATTTACAAAATGAAGAGAACCATCAAGCGATAACATACTGTTTTGTAGTGCATTGATACGACCTGAAAATACTTTAGAAAGGTTCCGCGTCAAAAAAATCAAAAATTCAATGCCTCTTTCATCAAGCACACCATGAACCAAATTTTCTCTCAAATCTCGTCTCGTTCGCCAGTAATACCAATCAAACTCGTACATATATTCGAAGAAATTATCCCAATATCTATCAAACACATCCCAAAAGAAAAATAAGATTTCTTCTATTCCTCTACAAAGAATGATAAATTCCAATAATCTATCAGAGTTGTCTGAACAATTTGGTATTTCTAAAATATCAGTCAATTTATAAACGTAGATAAACTCTAACTTGAGTAATAAATCATGTAATTCAGAAACTTGAGAAATACTCTCTTTCAAGTCTACTACGTCTACATCTTTACCACAAGTCAAAATAAGTGACTCAGTCGCATAAAACTTTGTATCTTCATTTTCTAATAAAGAATTATAGACGTCTGAAGCAATATATTTTTTGAATTCCCAATCACAATCTTTTAAGAAATTTTTCAATTTACTTATTTTTTCCCCAATATTTTTATTCTCCATAAATTGAACCTACTATCTATCATTTAACAAACAAAATTCTTAATGAATCTCTAAAGGTATAAATTGACACTCTGAACTATACTAGACAGAAACTTCCGACTTAAATCATAAATTATTTAATTCTTCGATTTAAATCTTCCATGACAGGGTCGAAATCAAAGGTGCGTTGACAATCTGAACAACTATAAAAAGGTAAGTAGGTAGTTGAATTAATATTTAGATATAAGTCTCCCGAACAATCAGGACAGGCTGCTCTATATTCAGAGAATAAGCCAGATTGCTCACGTTGATTAATCGCAAAGACAAAAAAAGACACGTTTTCTGCTCCAGCTTGAAAAAGAGCTTCCGCGCAGGCTTTTAGTGTTGCACCAGTAGTGACAACATCATCAATGACCAGAATGTTTTTCCCGGTTAAATCCTTTGTTACTGTAAAGACGTTTTCTACATTCGTCAACCGTTCTCCAGTGCTTAGATATTTTTGTTTTTCAAAATCCCTTGTCGCAATTAAAAATGGTGAAATATCTTCTAGTTGTTGTAACCATTTATCAGTTCTCGAAAAAATATGGTCAAATATATCACTAAATCTACTTTCCTCTTTAGGACGAGGAGGAACATAACAGAGTGCATCAAGCTTAAAACTACCAGGAAAAGACCCTATTGTTTGGATAATAAGGTCCGAAAGTTTTGTATTAAATTTACCAAATAACTTGCTGCTAGAGCTTTTATTAGAAATAATCGCCTTAGAATATGGGTGTAATTCATGCATATAATGTTTAGAACCATAATATCTCCCCAACGAGAACAGTCGAACTCTCTTAGAATCCGAAATAGGATATAATGAATGAATATATCTACTAATGAATTGACTGGTCGACAATGGGATTTGATTTTCACCAAAATAATTTTTTCCCACAAGATTTTTCGCAATTACTTTTTCATAAAGTTCATCAAAGCTGTAGAGTATAACGTCTGGGGTATTGTCTAATTGCTCATATTTCAAAATATTCTCTGTTATCAAGACGACCCCGCATAATAACTTCATTGAACGTTTAGTAAATCGAGGCTCTTTAGAGACTAAAATAATTTCAGAGGTCCGTGCATTGAGGCGTTCCTTAAAAAGATCAAAAAGAGATAATGAGGGCCAAAGAACCATTTTTACTGTTTCAACTTTTATAATATCACTTTCATCAATAAAACCAGGCAGCCCTTCTAAGTCGGTTAAAAACAGACAATTAAACTCGGACTCATATATTTTCTGAATGTCTCTCCAATCATCGGTAGATAAAAGAGGAAGCTCAGAAATATGGAAAACGATACCTTTTATCTCACTAACATTTCTAAGCAAGTCTATTTCCCCCCTCCTCAGAGATAATATCTAACGAAAAGTCCAAAGGGATAAGCTCAAATTCTTCATCAATATCAAACTCCCCTTTAAAGAAACTACTCTCTGCCAAAATCTTTAGTGCATCGCTAGGATTATGCATCACTTTGGCTCCTTTTTTAACAAACTTCTCTGGCCAAGTTATATGTTTATTTTCTAATGCACTCTCAGGTAGAAGAACCAATCTCCCCTGTTTAAGAGCATAATCAGCTTGAATAAGAGAGCCAGATGTTTCCCCTGCTTCCATAACAATAGTCGCAAGAGACAGAGCACTCATAACCCGATTTCTCATTGGGAAGAACCACCGTTGAGTTTTAGATGCTGGAGAGAATTGAGAAACTACTAAGCCTTTCTTCTCTATCTCTAACTGCACTTCTTTGTTTTCTGCTGGATAGTACTGATTTAAATGAGTTCCTATTACAGCAATAGTATCTAAACTTAAATCAAGCGCTGCTTTATGAGCAGAAACATCAATTCCCTTTGCTAAGCCTGATACTATAGTAATTCCGTTTTTACCAAGTTTTTGAGCTAGCCTAGTTGTGTTGTATTTAGCCTTTTCAGTCGCATTTCTTGAACCAACAAGCGAAACCTTTCGTAATTCGTATAGAAGACTTTTTCTGCCTCTAATATATAAAAATCTAGGTGATTTTTCTGTTGATTCCAGCATATCTGGATAATCGCTGGTCCCCCGTTTTATTATCTCATCTGCTTCTTTCAATTTTGAAAACTGAGAAAAAGCAAACGCATACTCATGATTTAATTGATCTTGATTGATTTTGAAATAAGCGCTATACAAATCTAGATAATCTAAAATAGGAGATGACTCTTTACCTTTATATTCTTCTATAAATGAATCAAAAATTGGCTCAAATTTCCCTTCTGTCATTTTTAAACAGTTTTGCAAAGTTGAAAAATTCAAAGCTTCTTGTTTAATCTTATTATCTATTTTAAACATGTGCCCTCCTTTCCAAAAATCAATTTGTGCCTTATCATTATAACATATTCCATGTCAAATTAATTTATATATGTAAAATTGACTTTAAAAATTTAAAACTTATCTTTAATTATAACATTAAAATAGAAAAAAAGCTGTAGTGACAGTATCTCATTCTGTAACTACAGCCTTATAAATTTACTTCTGTTCCTTCTAAAAACTTAACGGTGATGTTACCGTCTTCTCCAAGACTAATCTTCTCGAGAACCTGGCACATTTTTCTTCCATTGAATTCTTCCTGATTACTATTAAGTGTCTCCTTTAATTTAGCCGCATGGTACCTCTCCAGCTTTTGTTCTTCTCTAAAGTTATCCCACTTATCTCGTAGCTTTTCTTTATTTTCTCGAAGAACCTCTACGGCTCTGAGGAAAGCTTGCTGCAGGGTTTCTTCATCAATATGGCGATTAGTGCACCCCTGGATTCCTTTTACCTTGTACCGGTTATTGCACTGCCAGACAGGACGTTTCCCTCTGCTCGTGGTCCAGTTCTTTCTGCCAAATAGACCTCCGCATTCTTTACAGAATACTTTGCAGGTGAATGGGTTTTGTTCGCACTGGATAATGTAAAAATTGATGTAATTGTCATGCCGAAACTGGTTTCTCCGTTCTATCTCAAGCTGAACCAACTCCCATTCTTCTTTATCAATAATAGCTTCATGGTTGCCTTCGATATAATATTGATTGACTTGTCCCTGATTCTCACTGCGCTTTTTGGTCAGAAAATCAACCGTATAGGTTTTCTGTAAGAGGGCATCTCCCATGTACTTCTCATTCTGAAGCATCCTTTGAACCGTAGTGGGATACCAGTTAGCTTTCCCATTCCATCCTGGAACCCCTTCTTCTTTTAGACTTCTCGCTATACTTTCTGGTGTTTCTCCTTGTAAAAAATCCCGAAAGATTCGTCTGACAATCTTGGCTTGCTCCTCATTGATGACTAGATTTCCATTCTCACCCTTATCGTAGCCTACAAACTTGGTTGTGTTAACTCTTATTTCGCCCCGTTCGAACTTCTTTCGAATCCCCCAGGTCGCATTCTCTGAAATAGAACGGGATTCATCTTGGGCCAAGGAAGAAAGAATAGTCAAGAGCACCTCTCCTTTGGCATCTAGACTGTCAATATTCTCCTTTTCAAAGATAACCCCAATTCCAAGTTCCTTTAATTCCCGGACATATTTCAAGCAGTCTAGCGTGTTTCTAGAAAAACGACTAATGGATTTCACAATGATTCTATCTACTTTGCCTTTTCGGCAGTCAGCTATCAACCGATTAAACTCTGTGCGTTTCTTGGTATTAGTTCCTGAAATCCCCTCATCCGCATAAATATCAACCAACTCGTAGAGAGGATTCTGCCTAATAAACTCTTTGTAATACCGAACCTGGTTCTCATAGCTTGATAGCTGTTCGTCTTGGTCGGTGGATACTCGGCAGTAGGCCGCCATTCGGATTTTCTGAATGTGTTGCTTCTGCTCGACTTGTATCGTTTTCTTTGCTGGAATAACTGTAATATTTTTTGCCACCGATGTTCTCCTCCTTTACCACTGTGGGTTCATGGATACTCCAATCCTGTACTGCACTGTCTGGCACGCGCATGCCGATGCAGGCGACCTTCCCTTCTAGGATGTACTTGCTACAGACCCATACAACCTTTCCTTTGTAGTACTTCTGCCGTTTTAAAGTAGAGCCACAATGCTCGCATTTCAATAAGCCACTCAAAGGATATCGCCGATTGTAATCGATGCTTAGGTTTGCCTTTCTATTCTGTTTCAGACGCTTTTGAACGGCTTCCCAATCTTCTCTGGATACAATAGCTTCATGGTTATCTGTAATCAGGTACTGCTGCACCTGACCTTTGTTGAGCCGTTGCTTGGCCTTGATTTCCGCAAAATAGTATTTTTGTAGGATTGCATCTCCCTTATACTTTTCGTTTTTTAGAATATTGGTAATGGTGCTTGAATACCATCGCCCACCGTCTACCGTAGGAACTTCCTCTCCATTGAATAGCTTTGCGATAACATGAACTCCCATACCAGATAAATAAAGGTTATAAATCCGTTTGACTATTTTAGCTTCTTCAGGATTGATGATTAACTCGCCATTCTCATCCTTGTCATAGCCTAAGAAGCGCTTAGTGTTAATCACTAGCTCTCCTCGCTGGAACTTCTTCTGAAAAGCCCACCGTTGGTTCTCACTCATGTTGCGCAGTTCTTCTTCTGCATAGCTAGCCAGAACCGTAAGCATGACCTCTCCTTCGTTTGATAAGGTATGGAGATTTTGTTCTTCAAAGAAGATATCCACTTGAATAGTTTTCAGTTCCCGGCTTACTGCAAGCAATAACTCAGTGTTTCTGGCAAAGCGAGAAATGGACTTAGTATGAATAACATCAATCTTTCCGGCCCTGCAATCTTCCAGCATCTGCTGAAAACCTGGACGCTTGGCCAGTTTGCCTGAAATCCCCTGATCATAATAAACCCCGATAAAGTCGACATCTTTTTTATTTTGATAGAGATGACTATAGTAGGCTTGCTGATTGGTGAGGGATTCCTGCTGTTTTTCTGTCATGGTTGAAACCCGCGCATAGGCACAAACTCTTATCTTTCCTGGCTTCATCCCATTCTCCTTTCTTCCTTACTATATATCACTCTAAAGGCCAAATTTATCAAGTATTCAGCCCACTCATTCAAGCTTTTTTCTAGTTGAAATGCTGTCTATGTAAAAGGCCTGCATAGACAACCACACAGACCTTGATGGATTATTCAATTCGTAACACTTGACCGGGATAAATCAAATCCGGATTTTCAATTCCATTAAGGGCAGCTAAGTGCTGGTAGTTCGTGCCATACATCTCCGCAATGGCTGAAAGCGTATCGCCACTTTCAACTGTATAAGTGGTGCTACTAGGTGCTTGAGGATTTCCCGTAACCTGCAAAACTTGCCCCGGATAAATCAAGTCAGGATTGGCAATCCCATTGATTGCCGCTAATTCCTGATAACTTGTTCCATAGAGAGCCGCAATAGCTGATAGGGTATCCCCCTCTTGAACCGTGTAAGTCCCAGTCGACCCTGTGGCTGTTGCTTGTTGCGGCAGTTCTGATCGAGGCTCTGGTACCTGTCCGGTATAAACAGAACGCAAATCCCGATACATATAATTGGAATCTACTCGGCCACTGATACCACCAACAATTCCGTCACTGGTAAACTGCCAAATATCTGTTGGAACAGAACAAGTAGCCACCTGCCACTGAGCTACCCAATTCGTATAACGGGATAAGTCGCCCATATTCTGGAACCAGTACAGGCTCGCATACACACCAGCCCAGTAACCAGCTGCTTCTACATTGTCACAAAACAGTCGGCAGATAGCCGTAGAAGTTTCCCAACTCACACCCCCATTGTTAGCTTTCCAACCGTCTGCATCCTCCATATCAATGTAGAGCGGCATGCTGGGATGGAACTGTCCTGCAAAGTTCAAAAATGCATTGACCTCAGCTTGTGCTTCTCCCAAGTTTCGAGCATAACTGTAATGGTAAAAGCCATAAGGAATACCAACCCGTTCACATTCAGATGCATTTCGTCGTGCACGCAGGTCTTCCGCAAAGCTACCCCAAGACGAACGGATAATGACAAAGTCAACATTGTTTTTCAACTGATCAAAATCAATAAAACCATTGTGTTCACTGATATCTACTCCAAATAATGCCATCTTATTTTTCCTCCGATTTTAATTGTTTCAAAGTTTGTTTGAGTTTCTCTGGAACTGGCAGACCAATCCGTGCTGTATTTTCTATAATACTGAGCCCCTCGTTAGACAAGTAATAGAAAATAATAGCAGTTCGGATGATGCCTCCCTGTTTCAAGATATGAGTATCAATAATCTGCCCCATAGCCACTAGCATCAAAATAACAACTTTTTTAAACAGTCCTCGAAAACCAACTGCACTGGATAGCTTCTTTTCAACAACTGCTGCCATCAACCCACTGATATAATCAATAGATATAAAGACAATCAAGGCAAAAATAAAACCATCCCAATCACCAAAAACACTTCCTAAAAGTCCTCCTACTGTGGAAAACAAGACTTTATTCGCAAAAACTAACTGTTTCATGATGCATTTTCCTTTCTATGCGGTTCGCTCCAGTTGGGATTTCCCTTTTCGTCAAATTGCATGATATAAAAGTTTTTATGAAATAACTCAGACAAATTAATGGTTGGAACTGTCGCACCCCACTGAGTCAAAGCTCCCACTGTTTCGACTTCCATCAACTGACGTCGACCTTCCTTAATCACGGGACGCTTTTGTACTTCTCTGTACATATAAAAATCCTCCCCCTCACTCTTGCAGCGAATGAACTCACCATTCTCGCGCATATAAGTGAGTGCTGCCACCAAATCAAAAGGTTCTGTAATTCTACTTAGATCAGGTAGTAATTCCTTTTCTTCCATCTTTCTTTCCTCCATCTATTTTTAATGGTGTAGTTGCTTCTTTGAGATTAGCTTCCAATTCTTCTTTCTTCTGAAGGAGAACTTGGTAAGCTTCCTCTTTCTGCGTCAATTGAATGGCTAAGAGGTTCTTTGATGTCACCTCATCAGCCAGCTTTCTGGTCAGCTCTTCAATAGTCAAACGAAGAGCCTGATTAATTTCTTCTGGGTTCATTTGTTTCCTTTCTTATAAATGTCCCACTAAGTTTCTGGTATCCCACCAGGCTGGATGCCCTTCACTATGGCTAGCCCTGTATTCATAGAGCGCCCCAATGCTATTAGACATTCGTTGTAATACCTCGTGAAGTGAAACATAATTACCGCTTGTATCTAAATAGAGCCAAACATCGCCTGTATTAATGGTTGAATCCCTTCTGTCCTGTTTCCTGCTCGGACGCAGTTGAAGTTTTCCTGTTGTAGTCATGACCCAACCATCTTTATTATCATAGGCAGAACTGGCAAAGGACAATTCATCCCCAACCAGATCAAGTGAATCAATATTGTACCCATTCCAAGCACGAATACCGACAAAGCCACTATCATTGGAGCTTTCAGTGCCATAACGATTGGATCCAATAACAGTTACACCCGCTCTTCCTTTGCCATCGACATTCCCTGTCGCAAACTTAATAAACTGGGTTGGATAACCAGCTAGAACTCGTTTCAAGGCAGCTTGGTCTGTATAATACAAAATTTGACCCGCATTGAGACTGATTTCCATAGCTCGGTTAATGGCTGTTAGGATACCACCTGATATCTTGTTCGCAGATAAAGTTACCGACTGCACCTGGCTGATGAATGCCTGCTTTGAGAAAAGCTTCCTCAGATAAGCTTCGGTCGCAGATAGCTTGTTAAACAAGGCATCATCAACTTTCAATTTCTCAGCCGTTACTGCTTCTGCACTTAAGATTGCGGTTGTGACTGATCCCGATTCAAAGTTGGCTGTCTTTAACTTATCCACCATGGCAGACTTAATCACAGCATGGTCAATTAAAGTTTGTCCTGTGATATGAGTGAGTCTACCATGGATATGATTTACTCCATTCGCTAATAGATTCAAACTGTTTAGTACTGCCCCACTTGAAGTCAAATGCTGAACCGACCAACTGTTTGCGAGCTGAGTTTGAACAGTAGAAACTTTCTGGGTCAAATCCGTCACCTTGGTCACATAGGAAGAATCTGTCAGGACAATCTGAGCCAAGTTATGTTTGATACTATCTTCCTTTGAGCCAATGAGCCGTGAGTACAGATTAACTGTTTCCTGAACCTTTTGAAAGTCACTGCTGTTGGTCTTGCCATTGACTGCCTGCAAAATTTCTGAAATGCGTCCCTCCACTGTTTGAGAATAGGAGGCAATCTTGGTTTCTGTGTACTGCCGGTCATCCTCTGGAGCTGGACTCGGTGTCGTCGCAATTGTCCCATCTTCCAATTGTGGATCCCGAATATAAAGAACATCGCCAACAAGCCAGCCATTTGAATAACATACCCAGGACCAAAATCTCTCAAACTTCACGGTAAAAGGGTGAACAAACCGATGCCATTCAGTTTGAAGTGTCACGGTCGAAACACCACCTGTCTCAAAACCAAACCGAACAACTACCGACCGACTCGCTTTCATATCAGCTGCATAGACCATTTTCTTTCCTTGCCATTCAGCTCCCCTTAAATCAAAAATGGGCTTATGAAAGCCACCATTTCCTGCTTTGGTACAAGTAGCTTTGAGATAGTATCCACTTTTGGCATTCGTATCCGGTGCCCGTTCAAACTTCCATTCTGATACATTAGACGAGAGGGGCAACAGACCATCAAAATCATAATGACGGATGTAGTTGCGCCCACCAATTTGCAAACTCTCAAAGCGACGATTTAAGCCTTTCACATCTTCTGAATAGGAGGCTTTTGCGACATAGTCCTTGGCTACTTGTTCTCGGACAGTTCTGGCCTGATTGGCTGTTTCCGTCCGTACATACTGCTCCAGTCGTTCCCGTCGTTCACTATCTTTTGAAACATACCCCTGAACCTGTTGGAGAGTTGTTTCAAGACCGGATAGAGTTTGCTTGACTTCTGTCTTACTGACAAAAGTGCCCATTTTCTGAAGAGTTTCTGTTTGAAAAACTTTCAACTCTGCTATTGTTCGATTCGTTACTTCTTGGACTTTGTTCAGAGCTTGCTGAGTGGCTCCTACCTTCCCCAAGGCTTCTTCTGACTTTTGGGAAATCGCTTGAAGCGTGGATTCTGTCGTTTTCGTAAAAGCAGTAAACGAACTCTGAATCTGTTCACGAGTCTGAGCTGCAATTTCCTCTGCCTTTGCTTTTGCCTTTTCAATGCCATCTAATACAATACTCTCTTGCTTCTCAAAAGCTGCATCAAAGGCTCGATTGGCATTTTCTAAGGCTCGTTCAATCATCAACTCTTGACTGACTTTAACAAGATTCAAAATGGAATGTGCTGTAGCAGTTATATTTGAAGAGCTCCCATGGCTACTTACTTTTGCAGCATCATCAAAGGTCAATGAGATATATTCTTTAGTCAGCGCATCATATTCATAAGATACTGCTTGTTTGATGACATCTACATGGTGTTTTCTGCTCTTTAGAGTAATCCAGTCAGCTAAATGAACCGTTTGACCATCTAGCTCATAGGCTTCTATCACAATTGCATCTTGCTCTCGGTCAATCTTATCATGATAGAATTTACTCTCACCCCATTTTTGCAATTCCTCAAGGGTTTTAAGATTGTTATTCGTGAATTCTTTTTCGTTGATATAGGGATAAGCATCAAGCAAAGGACTATCAACAGTCACGGTTAACGTCTTCTCTTCTTTAGCTCCGTCTGGTTTAAAGGTCGAATGAACATGGATACGTGTCACTACAGTTTGCGAACTTCTATTCCGTTTGTATGATTTCAGGTTTTGATGAGTCGTAACAATGACACCACGATTCTCTCCTCTGTGCTCTTGAATGGAGAATGAGAAATTATCTCGAATAAGCTCTCCTTCCCAAGTTCCGACAATAGAATGAGCACCATCTAACAGGACGTTATAAAGCGTAGTTGTATCAGCCGTGTTAAAATCCCTGTGTTTGGTAATATCACTTGTGAAAGAAAAAGGCTCAAGACTTGTCTTAGCCGCCTGGACCATGCTAGACAAGGCCGTCATACAACCTACTTGAGAATTGCCAATTGGCTTGATGGAATGCTGCATGACATCATCCGTAATGTGGTAACACAGAACCTCCACATGGTCATCCATTTCAACTGGTTTCTTAATACGAAAAAGCTGTTCTCCTAATTCAGGGACAGGAGCCTTAATGAGTTTATCTACTTTCAATAGCCGATAAAGATGGCTGTCCGTGATGGGATACTTGAGGGTTAAGGTAAAATCTCCATTCAACGTTTCCTTTACCCTAGCAGATACTGCTTCATAAAGGGGGATACCGTTCCATTTAACGGTCTGTACTTCCTTATCCAATAAATAAAGCATTAAGCCCACCCCCAGACAATCTCAAAACGAATGGACTGAATCCCAGTTTCCAATACGACTCCCACTGTTGTATCTTTTGAAGGGTCAATCGTTAAAAAGTCACCAGACCACTTGATGCTTTTTCCCGATAAGGTTCTAAAACTTGGTTTGTCAGGGTTGTTATCCATCACCAGTGTTTCACCAGACTCTATTTTCTCCAAACGAATAACCTGACTGCCAATCGTAAAACTGGTTTCAGTTGAGGTGTTTCCAACTATTGTCAATTTGGGAAAAGCCAAAGCCGACCCCTTCGTTCGCAGAGCACCATTTTGAGTGAACGACTGACTATCTGTATCTTTAAAGAACTTTGTGGGATGGCATTGGAATGTCGCTTCCATCTCATAAACCTCATGCTTGTCCTTTATAACTTTTGAAACAAGGACCTTATAGCACCAGAGTTGGACTGTTTTCAACTGCTCGCTCTCCAGCCAAAACTGTTCTTTAGAAAAGAGAGTCAAAAACTGAAAAAGTTCTTCTTCACTTGGCTTGACCACATAAATCTTAAATGTCAACTCCATCACATTGCGATGCTTGTTGGTTTCCATGACGGCACCACTGATCCCTCTATGCTCAAGGAGCTGAGTCTTGCTGCTTTTCATGACAATCGGTGGACTGTTTTCTACAATCACCTTAAAAGGGAAAGAGGAAGTATGCACCCCATCAATCACCAACTCATTGTGTCGAATCATATTCCCAATCCTTTCAGTTGTTTTTGCCTAGTGAGTTCATCTGCCAATCTTCCTGCTACATGTTCTGCCAAGCGTTCTAAATCCGCTTCTTCTCTGATCACAACATCTGAAATCGTAATGGTAATCTGCGGCAGAGCATCCAAGGTAGAAGCAATTCCACGACCAATCTGACTCAATGTTTCTCTGTTTAAGGGAAGAACCGCCTCTCTGCCTGCCTCCCCTCCTACTAAGAGATTCGTACCATTTAGGCCAAAGATGGTTGGCTTGGTTAAAATCCCACCCTTGGCATACCATTCAATCCCAATCCGTGGAATATCCCCTTTTAGCCAATCAAGCGGATTGGCCGACCCACTGACACTAAAGTGTGGCAAAGGAATATGCGGCCAAGAGATATGAAAATTAAAGAGACTCTTTATGGCATTGATGGCAGAGGATACGGCATTTTTAGCCCCATCAATCGCTCCAGAAATGGCATTTTTAATTCCATCCCAAATATTTCGAACAGTTGAGAAGATGTTGTTTAGGATATTTGATATGGTCTGCAAGATACCATTCCAGATATTAGATAGTGTGCTTGCAATCCCCTGAACAATCCCTGTCACCGTGGATTGAATGGCATTCCAAATGGATGAAAATAAAGAAGAAAGGGCTGATAGAATATTTGAAACACTATCTCTGATACCGTTCCAGCTATTCACTATAAATTGCCAGATGGCATTAAGAATGGTGCCAATGATGGACTGAATCCCTTCCCATACGGTAGATACAATTTGCTTAATGGTTTCCCAGGCACCAGACCAATCCCCAGTAATTACCTGCATGACCAATGTGATAATGCTAAGAATAATATTTAGGACTGTTTCTATTATCGTCTTGATAATATCCCAGGCTGTTGTGACAACGAGCTTTATATTCTCCCAAACGGCTGTTAGATAAGGCCCAATTAAATCCATAATGGTGGTGATTACCGTCGAAATGGCATTCCAGACTGTCGTTGCAGTATCTTGAATCAACTGGTGATTTTCCTGCCACCAAGAAACCAAGATTCCCCAAATTTCCATCACAAAGTCTACGACTTGTTGAACGATGAAAGAAATAGCTGAATAGATAGCATTCCAAGCTTCAGTAACAGCCGTTCTGAAAGCTTCATTATGTTCCCATAGTTCCTTAATACCAATGACCAATAAAGCAACAGCCGCTATCACCGCAAGTACAATCCCTACAATCGGAGCAGCCGCAGCTAACATCCCTCCAATCGTCGTCCCAAGAGCTAAAGCTGCAGCTTGTAAGGCTACAATAATGGGTAAGAGAATACCCGCAACAGTCACCAGTCCACCCACAACCAGAATGAACTCCCGCACAGGTTCCGGAAGATTCAAGAACCATTCCGCAACACTTTTTAAAAGCGGAACAAGTTGTTGGAGAAACGGAGCTAGGGTTTCTGCAATCGCTCCTCCAACTTCGGCCATGGCCTCTTTAGCTGCATTTTGAGCTAAGGTGAACTGATCAATAGGGTCAAGTGTTGCTTCATAGGTGGAAGCAACCACTCCCTTTGCTTTTTCTGCGGTTCCCGCTAAATCATCAAAAGATAGAGCCCCCCGCTTAATGGCATCCACCATCCGTGGAGCAGCTTTAGTACCAAAGATACTGGATGCAAGCGTTAAGGCTTCCGTTTCACTAGTGCTGTTTCGGATTTGTTCGACCGTTTCTTTTAAGCCTTCACTCAGTGTCTTTCCTTTAGCTGCATAGTTGACTGCTGCTTTGGAGAGAGAAGAAAGAGCAGCCGAAGAATCGACCCCACTTTTTTCAAACTGCCCCATAAGAGCCACGCCCTCATCAAACGAAAGTCCTAAAGCCTTAATTTGTGGAGCACCTTGAATGGCTTTGGTCATCAAATCCTGAACGCTGACACCAGTCGCCTGGGCCGTATAAGTGACAGTATCTAAGACTCGATTTAAATCACTCGTCTCAAGTCCATAAGCTTCAATAGCTTGTTTTGCAGAAATAGCTGATTCCGTCACGTCCGAACCATTAATTTCCGCATACTTAATCAAAGTCGCAGAAGCGTCCTTTAAGGCATCACCAGTCAACCCAAATTGGGTATTAAGCTCACCAACAGCACTGCCCACTGTTTGAAAGTCCGTTGGAATTTCAGTCGCAAGACCTTTTGCAATATCTGTCATCTCATCCAGCGCTTTTCCACTGGCACCAGTTTTGGTGACGATGATATCCATCCCTTCGTCCACTTCCCGAAAAGCTTCCAGTGTTGCTTTTCCGAAGTCAATCAGTTTCTGACTGATTTCGCTCAGTTTTTCACTGAAGTTGGCTAGAATCTCAGACCTTAGTAGATTGTTAGTTTCTGCTAAGCTGTGGTTGGCATTATCACTTGCCCCACTCATGCTGCCCATCTCATTTTGCAAATGATGATAAGCCGTCTTGGTTTCATTGAGAGACTTCTCTAGCTTATTGGCTTCAACTGAGTTCTCACCGTATTCAGCCTTGGTCAACTCTAACTGTCGTTCTAAATTGGCAATCTGTTTCTCGACAATCTCTGACTGAGCCGCAACCTTTTTCTGAGCAAGGGCCAGTTTTTCAGATTCACTGGCATTACGACCTAGCTGACTTTCTTGCAACTTAAAGGAGGAAGCGACTTTCTCACTCTCTGATGCTAGTTGATTTTGTTCAGCTCCTAAAGCAGCTAGTTTACTTTTGTTGCTGGTGACACTGGAGCCATTTTGCTCCAAAGCTCGGTTGACACCCTCTAGCTTATTTTCATAGCTTTTGAGAGTGTTCTGAGTGATTTCGACCTCTCTTTGAAAAGCCCGATACTGATCAGCTCCGATTTTCCCGCTTTGAAACTGAGCTTCTACCTGAGATTGGGCTTGACGTAGTGTCTCTAGCTTCTCTTTGGTTGTTTGAACTTGCTTGGCTAAAACCTCTTGTTTCTGAGTTAAGAGAGTGACATTGCCTGTGTCAAATTTTAGTGCCTTATCAATTTGTCTCAGCTCTCGGCTTGCTTCTAAGGCTTCGTGGTTCACCCCTTTTAGAGCTTTTTGTAAGGGCTGGGTATCGCCTCCAATTTCAATTGTGATTCCTTTAATCGTTCCAGCCATACCGTCACCTCCTTACCACCACATCAAAAATTATCAAAGTCTACCTGCGTAGCCTTGCGAGTTCTATCTGCTTCTTTAGTACGCACTTCCACATAGTCTGTCTGATAGTCCAGTGCCATGCCAATCGTTATCTCTTTTAAATCTGACATGGATAGTCCTGTCTCTTTACAACAGTGAAGATAGGATTCTACCGTGAAGGTTTCGCTGCTCGCTTCTTCCGACGCATCGACTTTTTTCTGGTTGTCATCCCTTGATTTAACAATTCCATCAGAACCGGTCCTACTGTTTGAAGCGGAAATTCTTCTAAGCCCATAAAGAACTCTTCAAAAGGTTCAATAGATGGGTTAGCTGATTTGGCAAAAACCCAAAAGAGCCGGTGGAAAAACGTCATATCAAAATCCGCTAACATGCTCATATCCACATCAGATGCAGATAAAGTTTTGCCTTCTTCTAGCTGTTCAACTTTTTTTAGAATCGACTCAGCCTGCAACATTTGAAACAGGTCCTGGAAATAATCTTTTCCAAATTCTTTTTTATAGGCAATTGGTGTGTAAGCATTGGTCGCAAGCTCAATTTTCTTACCTGATAACTGAATCGTTTTCCGCATGATTAACCTCCCGGTTTCACAGTTGGCTCATAGACTTTTGTAAACCAAGTCTTTTTGACATCTTCTGGGGTATCCTCTGTGGTCCTGCGACGGACGATTTTATCCAGCGGCCGAGGACTGGCTTTGAATTTCAATTCTACTTCGTTGATGTCTGAACCGCTCTTTGTTTTAGAAGCAACGGTTGGCCGGCTTGCATAACAATAATAGAGCACATGAAGCGTTTCTTTCTTATCCCCTTCAAAGCGAAACATTAAAGCAAAGTTTTTCTTTTCGCTGCTTGCAATTTCTGAGATGACTTTACTCTGGGCATCGATAGTTTCTCCCAACACTCGGGTCAAAAATTCCTGTGTCAAAAGAGCCAGTTTCAGAGTTCCTTCATAGCCATCATTGGATTCTGTCGTATAAAAATTGATGTTGTCTGCTTTATATGAACCAGAATCGCCTTGTGGCTCCAAGGTCAGCTCTGCGGCACCCCTAAGTCGCTCCACTGCTCCGTAGGTCAGCGACCCATCATCTCCTTCTTTGGTCACTTCTGCCCAATGGACATCCTGCAAACCAAAGGTGACTTTATTTTTCTCCATCGGATTTTTCCTTTCTATTGACTTAAATGATAAATAACCTGATACAGCTTTTCTGTATCCAGATAGGTTTCTTCCTTGTCAAAAAAGAGAGAATGAATGTCGAGTGCCGCTTCTATTTTCTCTTCTAAACCAAGGTCTTTTTTCTCGGTATAAAGCTCCAGTCTGACTTGACTTCCTTTGTGATAAGCCAGATTATCTGCTCCATAATTCTGAGAAGCAGGAAACCAATACACCAAAAAGGGAGGAGCTGGACTATGCCCCTCCTCAAAATGGTGGTAAGCACAGGACAAACCTAGACTGCTTAAAAATGGAAACCACTCATCTTTTTTCATAACTTCTCCTTCAAGCGCTCTTCAAATTGTCGAATCATCTTTTCTTCAACAGGAGCAATATGCCGAATTCCTTCAACCCTACCACCGCCTCGTTTGGCATGACCATTTTCTAAGAGATGCGTCAGTCCTGGTGTTCGATTATGAATCGTTTTTGTCAAAGCTAGATTCGTTTCTTTAGTCGCGGTAGAGGTCCATCCTCGAGCATATTTTCCCCGATTTTTTGGAGAATGTTGCTTTAACTCATTGACGGCTTCCTGCGTACTGTCTTCCACCACTGCTTTCACTGTTTCAGTAGACCTTTCAACATAATCTTCTAACTCCTTTTGAACAACCCGAGCTAGGTCAGACGGGTCAATTGTTGGCATATTGTACCTCCTCTGTCGCATCTATCAGGATTATCTTCTGAGGATAAGTCAACGAATCAATGGCCTTGATATTATAAACCTTATTATCAAAGCGAAGACGAGTGGTTTTACTATCCAACTCTTGAATAGCTGGGTCATAGCGCAGCGTAAAGCGTAACTGATGAATATTCTTGACCATTACTGTTGCAGTGCCTTCCGTTTCAAGAAGTACCTTGCAGGAACACCACCTAGAAAACAATTGCTGCCACTGACTGCTTTCATTGCCAATAGCATCTTTCACAATGACTCGTTTTTCAAAGAAAACCCGTTTGCTTAATGGAGCTATCTTCATCAGAACACATCCCTTCTGTGAGCAGAAAGAAGAGCCTTGAGGAGTTCTACCAAACTCTCCTGCCCTCCTTCTTCTCGGTGCTCGTAAAGATAAGCTGTCCCAAACAAAACAATCGTCTGAAGGAAGTCAACTTCTTTCTCCTCCGTCACTTCCTCCAGATTCTTGCGTAGGATACTGGAACACAACTCTTCACTGGCAGAAATCATGACTTGAATCAAGTGGTCATCCTCTGAGTGTTCAACCCTTAGATAGTTCTTTGCTTCCTCCAAACTAATCTTCATGAGAAGCCTCATTTCATGGTCAAAACTTTAACCGCTTCATTCAGAATTAACTTACCATCCACACGCTGACTAGCAAGGAAGCCAACTTGACCACTTTCTGCATAGAGCTCATTCAGACGCTTAAAGGAACGTCCTTGACGGTCCGCAATCCAGTAGTAAGAAAAGTCACCGAAAGCCAAAACTTTCTTACCTGTATCAATCGTTGGTACAAAGCTAGAGGTGAAATAAGGACGATTCAGAATCATATCTGGTACACCAGCTTGAACAGATGGCTGCCAGATATAGTTGCCATTATTGTCCTTGAGTTTCCGTAAGGCTTTGACAGTCGAATCGTTCAAAATCCATACTGCATTTTTCCGATAAGGTGATTTAAGCGAGTGATACAAATCCATGACATCGTCAAAGGTAATCGTCGCACCACCACTAGTCGCCCCTTCAGTGACCGTTTGAAAAATTCCAGTTGGCTTACCTGTTCCATCACCAATCAGAAAAGCTTCTTCTTCCTTCACACCAATACGACGAGCAAATTCATTAGCCATATAGCTTTCCAAATCAAAGACGGAATCATAGAGCAGCTCATCAGAAATCTTAATGGCTGTTCCAACCTTATGGGAACCAAGCGTTACTTGACTAAAGGTATCTTCTGATTCCTTAAACTTAGAGTTCTCATCCATCCAAGTGGCTTCACCGTTCCCTGACACAACTGGAATCTTCCGCTCCCCGCTTGAAGTCTGAATGACCGTTGCAAGACTCCGCATGAAGTTTTCTTCTTGAAGAGCCTGAATCAGGCGTTTCTCATATTCATCTGGAACCAAGTAACCGCCACGTGAGTCGTCTCCAATACTGAGGGTATTTTCGATATCATAGAAGTTTTTCTTGCGGATATTGTTCCAAAAAGCTGTGTTATAGGCTTTAGAGGAACGTCCGCCTTTTGGATTTCCTCCGCCTACAGTTGGATTGGCAACAATCGCTTGACTAACCGGACTGGCTAATTCCTTATCCAGTGCTTCCTGCCGCTCCAAGCGTTCAATCTCTTTACCAAGGCGAACAACCTCATCTTCCATTTCTTCATAACGGGCCGTATCTTCTACAGAAACCAGCCCCTTATCATCCCGACAGGTATCCAGAAAGCTTTTTGCTTTCTCCCATACCTGTGCTCGTTTTTCCCGCAATTGTAAAATTTTACTCATGGTTATTCCTTTCTTATTTCAAGAGTGACAACCGTTTCTCTAACTGAGAAACTGGTGTTTTGGGCTGAGGTTTTTTATCAGCCAATTTTAAAAGCAGCTGGTTGGTCACCGCTGCTCGACTAAACATCATACTTTGAACCGTCCCATCTTCATGAGGTGCAGGCTCATACAAAATAGAATCCGCAAATCCAAGTTCAAGAGCCTTCTTAGCATTAAACCAAGACTCAGCATCCATCAAGTGGGATAGCTGTACCCGAGATAAACTAGTCTTAATTTCATAGGCATTGAGAATGGACTCTTTGACTTCCGATAACATAGCAATGGCCTTCTCCATTTCTTTAGAGTCGCCAATTGCGACCGTCATCGGATTGTGAATCATCATCATAGCTACCGGACTCATATTGACTGTGGTTCCCGCCATAGCAATGACACTGGCTGCCGAAGCTGCAATGCCATCAATATTGACGGTCACGTCATCTTTGTAGTCCATTAACATGTTGTAGATTTGGGCTGCCGCAAAGACATCTCCACCCGGTGAATTAATCCATAAGGTCAATGGACCACTGCCACTCATGAGTTCATTCTTAAAGATTTGTGGAGTCACATCATCATCCACCCAGGATTCACTGGCGATTGTGCCATTTAGATGCAGTACGCGCCCCATTTCATCCTCGCTGAAATTCCAAAATTTATTCATGACTCTCTCCTTCTTGATTTGTTTTCATAAATCCTCCTGCATCCTTTAACTTGGTCATATTTCCATTAATGAGATAAAGGTCACCACCTTCTTCTGACGGTATAGGGTTAAGTTCTTCTAACTTCCTGATGTCATTGGTTGATAGCCAACCGTTTTGTCGGCCAATCGCATAGCCATTCATCCGACTTTGGTAATCCCCACGAAGCAAGCCGTCCACATTAAATTTGATGAAATGGGTCTTCTTCTCTTCCGGCAGCAGCAAACTTTTCTTAAGAGCCTGTTCAAACCGAACCACCCAGGGGTCCAAGGTATACTTAACAAACTCAAGGGATTGCTGTTCAATATTAGAAAAACTGGACTTCTCTAAATCTCCTACCATATGCGGTGGAATCCGAAAGAGACGTGCAATCTCATTGATTTGAAACTTGCGGGTTTCCAAGAACTGTGCTTCTTCAGGCGGTATCCCAATTTGCTTATAGCTCATCCCTTCTTCCAGGACAGCTACCTTATGAGCATTTCGTGTCCCCTGATAGACTGCATTCCAAGAATCTCGCACCTTTCCAGGGTCTTTTAAGATACCCGGGTGTTCGAGAACTCCACCGGGGTTAGCACCGTTGCTAAAGAAACTAGCGCCATATTCTTCACAAGCAAGCGTCATCCCCACCGCATTCTTCGCCAGAGCAATCGGAGAATAACCAATCAGACCATCAAACCCTAAGCCTGGAATATGAAGTACCTCTTCTTGTGATAAAACAATGCTTCCTTTTTCCTGAAAATTAGGATTGTCTTCCTCATAACGATTGTAAACATAATAGAGCTTCCCCTTCTCACTTCGATGAACGCTCATCTGATCCGGTAGCAAAGGATACAGTCCAATCACCTGACCTGAACGGTCACGAAGAATCTGAGAATAGGCATTTCCCCAGATCAAGAGATGGCTCATCAAGGTTTCCCGAAAGACAAAAGATGTCATGTCAGGATTCGGCTCATCATGCAAAAGCGTGTAAAGGACATGTTCCGTATCCTTTGCTTTTCCTCCTTCGGTGTATCGATAAACATGAAGAGGTAAAGATGCAATGGTCTCTGACAGAATCCTTACGCAGGCATAGACCGCTGTCGTTTGTAATGCCGTCCGTTCATTGACCGTTTTCCCACTCGTGGTTCGACCAAAGAGTAGCGAAAAGTCATTCCCTTCATACTTATTTTTGGGCTCTCCCCTCTGTCGTTTTAGTCCTAATCGTTCCAATATTCCCATAGTCATCTCCTTTTCTAGGCATGAAAAAAAGCACCTCGCTTGAGATGCTTTACAATCACTCTTTCAATTGTGGAAAATTTAATAAATTTAAAAGTATAAGATTCCTCGCTCATCATAAATACTACCGTCATTCTTTTGATGTCGAATGCACCTGTCTAAAGCCATAATGGTCGCAATAATCCCGTCAATCTTTTCGACAGATTTTTCTTTATCAGGCTTAATATTTCCGGCTGGGTCCTGTCTCATGACTACGTTTTGGGCCATCCATTTTAGAACCGGATGACCTCCATGCTGGATTTTACCTTCCATCATAAGTTTATAGTACTCTTTGGAAGGTGGACTCATGTCCTTATAGCCCTGACCAAATGGAACCATTGTTAAGCCCATGCCTTCTAAGTTCTGAACCATCTGTGTCGCATTCCAGCGGTCATAGGCAATTTCTTTGATATGATAGATAGTGGACAGTTTTTCAATGTACCGTTCAATAAATCCATAATGAACAACATTCCCTTCCGTGGTAAGAAGAAATCCTTTCTTTTTCCAGACATCGTACAACACATGGTCTCGTCTAGATCTAAGAACCAAGGTTTCTTCAGGCAACCAAAAATATGGAAGAACTTGATAGTTCTCTGCATCATTTCTTGGTGGGAAGATTAGGACAAAGGCTGTAATATCTGAAGTGGAAGATAAATCCAGACCAGCATAACAATCTCTTCCTTTGAGACTCTCAACATCAATCGGCTGTCTTCCTTTATCGTAGATATGTTCCGGAATCCAAGTCACAGCTGAATTGGTCCAGATATTGAGTCGCAATTGCTTGAATACATTTTCTTCTGCCGGGTTATCTAAGGCATTCAGATAAGCTTCTCGAACCCGGTCAATCCCAATTGTATGACCAAGGGAGGGATTAGCCTTTAGCCAATTCTCTTCATCGTTCCAATCATCTTCTTCTGAAAGGCCATAAACAACTGGATAAAAGGTACTATCTTTTTTTCGCCCCTTTAGTATATCTAAGGCCTTGGTATGCAGTTCATAGCAGATGGAGTTTTTGTCATTTCCTGCTGTCGTGATAATAAAAAAGAGGGGCTGCTCTCTGGCATCACCACTCCCTTTGGTTAAGACATCATACAAATGACGATTGGGCTGGGCATGGATTTCATCAAAGACCAAACCTGATACATTGAGTCCATGCTTGGTTCCAGTTTCAGCCGATAATACTTGATAGAAGCCTGCATTGGAATAATTGATGATACGTTTAGTGGCACCCATGACTTTGGAGCGTTTTTCTAAAGCCCTGCTCATCAAAACCATTTGCTTGGCCACATCAAAAACAATAGAAGCCTGATTTCGGTCACAAGCTGCTCCATACACTTCGGCACTGGCTTCCCCATCTGCGTATAAGAGATAAAGAGCAATTGCAGCAGCCAGTTCAGACTTCCCATTCTTTTTGGGAATCTCTACATAGGCCGTCAGGAACTGTCGATTCCCATCTTCCTTTACGATACCAAAAAGGTCACGTACAATTTGTTCCTGCCAGGGTAATAATAAGAATTTCTGTCCCGCCCAGCGCCCTTTGGTGTGGCAGAGATTCTGAATGAAGGTTACTGCCCGGTCTGCCTTTTTCTCATCATAATGAGAAGTTGGAAGCATGAAGGGAGAAGGGATATAGTGATACGTCATAAGCGCCCTCCAAGTAAATCTTCCATTTCATCTCCTGAACCCACTTCTGTATCCATTGAAGCCAGCCGTGTTCTGGCAGATGGCGTTAAGCCAAACTGCTCACAGAACTTGAGCATGATTTTGAGATTAGTCTGAGAAATGGAAACTTGTGGCACTTGTTGGAGATAGCCATTGGGAGTTTTGATGATAGAGCCGTGTTTTGAAAGAAACTCTTCTGCTTCCTTCCAGCGTGCATAAGCTTGGCAGTAACCCGCAAAAGCCATCATATCCATATCAGTTAAAAGTCCCAACCCTTCCAGGATTTTACCCATACGCTTCCATTCTTTTTTAGCATCTTCTTCAAGCCAGGAAGGGCATCTAGGGGCTTTCTTCTTAGGCTGAATTTCATTCTTTGGAAGGGGGCGCTTGCCAGGATTACCTTCCAAGATTTTCAAACTGGTTGGTTTGGGCTTTCTGCCCTTTTGTGCCATGCCCTCACCCCCTTCAGCCCACAAGAAAAAGCCCGAAGGCTTAATTTCTTATGAATCGATTTTCTCTACTTCATCAATACCATGTAACACATGGAGTTGTCGGCCATTGTCCCATTGAACAACCAAGGAACCAATATCATCTACATCTTCCACCGTTCCCAACATACCAATTGGCACTGGATTCGGGTCTTCCATTTTTAAGAGTCGCACCCTTGTTCCAGCAGGATACCGCTTTTTTAATAATTCTACAATCTTCGCATTCATCTTTGTTCTCCTTTGGGGTTCAATTTGTTCAGTGGTATAATAGCTCTATTATACATATTTATCCAGTCACAAGAGATAATTATTCGAATATTTTTTGACTTTCAAGAGTGGTCTCCACAATCAATTGCTCAATCATTTGATTGATATATTTCAATTCTAGATAACCAAACTGATTGGTCTTCAATGCCCTCTTAATATGCATAAGCAGTTCCTGAAGTTGTATTTTGGAAACTGGTGATATCGATGGAAACGACTCCAATTGAACAGCAATTTTTTCAAGATAATGCTTGGTTTCTGATTCAGGAAGATTATTCGTCATGATTTTCCTTTATCGCATTTAGAATGGCTTTCCCAATAGCAAATACAACTGATACTGTCACACCGTTACCTGCTTGTTTATACAACTGAGCATCCGAATTTACGGCACAAGCTTTTTCAAATAACTCATCAGGAAATCCTTGAAGCCTGAAGCATTCTTTAGGAGTCAATCTTCGAATCTTAACTGTTTTTCCCTTCCAGACAACAGCTCCCATTTGCCCTCCGCAAGAAAGGTTATGAGCCAATCCTTTTCCAACTCGTGCTCTTCTTGTTCTGGATCCTGGATAAGATAAATCAACTGAATCTCCAACATTCGCAACTTGATAACCTTTCTTAGTACCATTGCGAACCTTTATCCCCTCTTGATCAGCAACTTCTAAAACTGCTGTATTCATAGCTGTTCTTTTTGTCACCCCTGATGTATAGCGAGCAGTGATACAGCGTGCTGTATTTGTTACCTTAGGAGCTGTCAAAGATTGGTCAATCATATAAAGTCCTGTTTTAGCACCTACTCCGCCTCCCTCACCAACAAGAGTCGTTGAAATGCCAGAAGTATCATAAACTCTGTAACTTTGCATGCCACCTATAAGCTGCTTAAGATGGCTGCTGCTTTCTCTGCGGACAGGTAATACTTGTCGTCTACCTCTGCTTCTAAGATGTCCGAGAGTATAGACTCGTTCTCTGTTTTGTGCGACTCCGTAATCTTTGGAATTAAAAATCTGCCATTCGAGGTCATACCCTGCTTGCCCCAGACTAGAGAGATAGTCGAGATAATCTCGTCCCCGGCTGCTTGATAAAAGTCCCTTAACATTTTCAAGGAGTATCCACTCGGGTTTATCCTTTTCTTCTTGGCTTTCGAGCAAAGCAACAAATCTAAAAAAGAGTCCACTTCGTTCACCGTATAATCCGGCTCGCTTTCCTGCGATAGACAGATTTTGACAAGGGCTTCCCGCACACCATAAATCTGCTTTGGGAAGTTGTGCTGGGTTGATGCTTGTGATATCGTCATGGAACCATTCTCCTTTCGTTTCATACATGGCTTCATATGATTTTCTTGCAAACTTATCCTTCTCGCAATAGCCAATACATTTCATTCCCGTCAACTCTAATCCACAACGAAAGCCACCGATTCCTGCAAAGAAATCCAGAAAAGTTATTGTCATTGTGCTTCCTCCATTTCATTCACAGCCTCTTCAAAAAATAATGTCCTGCCTTCACGGATTAGTTTCACATCCGTCTTTTCTGTTGCTTCCATGTAGCGTTTGACAATAACATCCACAAACTTTTCATCCAGTTCTATGCCATAACAAATTCGACCTGTCTGATCAGCCGCAATTAAGGTAGAGCCACTGCCTAAAAATGGATCCAGTATAAGTGTCCCTCGCATGGAAGAATTCTGAATCGGATAAGCCATAAGCTGAACAGGCTTCATAGTCGGATGCTCTTTGCTGGATTTTGGACGGTCATATTCCCAAATGGTCGTCTGCTTTCTATCAGAAAACCATTGGTGTTTTCCTTTTTGTTTCCAGCCATAGAGCACAGGTTCATGTTGCCACTGGTAAGGGCTTCTACCTAATACCAGAGCATTCTTTTTCCAAACGCAACAACCGCTCAGATAAAAGCCAGCATCCTTAAAGGCCCTTCTGAAATTCAATCCTTCTGTATCTGCATGGAAAACATAGATGGAAGCATCATCCTCCATGGACTGTTCTACATTGACAAACATGTTAAAAAGGAACTGATAAAAATCCGCATCGGACATATCATCATTTTTGATTTTTCCCGCAGTTTCTTCCACATTAACATTGTAAGGAGGGTCAGTTACGACAAGGTTGGCCTTCTTATCTCCCAGGAGAAGCTGATAAGTTTCTAGCTTTGTAGAATCACCACAAATCACTCGGTGTTTCCCAAGATGCCAGATATCTCCTTGTTTTGAGATAGTCGGTTTTGTCAGCTCCCCATCTACATCAAAGTCATCTTCTTTCACTTCCTTGTTGTGAACCTTAGAAAATAGCTGATCGATTTCCGGGGCTTCAAAACCGGTTAGGTCTAAATTGAAATCCGCATCTTGCAAGTCCACCATCAGGTCTGCGAGAAGTTCTTCATTCCACGCGCCTGTGATTTTATTTAAAGCAACATTCAGAGCCTTCACCTTATTCTCATCATCAATCCGAACCTGAACACATTGAACTTCTTTATAGCCTAAGTCAGATAAGACGGTCAGTCGTTGATGGCCTCCAATTACAGTGCCATCGAAATTAACAATAATCGGGTCAACATAACCAAACTCCACAATGGATTTCTTGATTTTTTCGTATTCCTTATCACCCTTCTTGAGTTTCTTTCGTGGGTTATAAGCTGCTGGTTTTAAAGAGTCAACGGGTAAAGAAACCCATGTCATATCTTGTGTGACTTTCATACTACCTCCTTAGTAAAAACGAAATTGAATATAGCAGGCATGGCTACAAAACTTCCGGTTCGCATTGCCGTATGATAAAAAAGACTTACCGCAATGTTTGCAAGTCAATTCATAGTAAGCTGTATTTTGCTTCTGATGTAATTCTGGATGGTTCTGCCACCAGTATCTCCGACAGGCATCTGAACAAAACTTCTTAGGTCGCCCAGTTCCTTTGGGGATAAAGGTTTCTTTACAGTGAAGGCAACAAGGAAGGCCGCTGGCTTGGTCTTTCATCATCTTTGTGACGGCATTTCGATAGCCCAATAGTTCCGGATTGCGTTTGCAGTAATTGCGAACAGAATCCCTAGACAAACCGACTATCTTTCCAATTGATTGGTATCCCAAACCTTCAGAACGTAGTTTTCTAATCTGTTTTCGTTGAAAATCGTCCATTTCTGCCTCCTTTCTTTACTGAAATCTCTAACCTTTTAAACCATAAAACGAAAGAAAAATAAGCCATAACATCTTGTTACAGCTTGTTTCTCAGTTATTTATTTCTTCAAAAAATATACCCCTTTTGCATTTTGCGAAAATGCACGTTTGAGGGGGCCACGGTCTTGTGAGAGACAGCTCACAGAGATTTTATCCCCCCTCCCCTTCACTAAAAATCATATCCATAAATCGGAGTATGGTCTTCGATCACGGTTTTATGATCATGACAGGATTTACAAAGAGGTTGCCAGTTGCCCTCATCCCAGAACAATTTTTGATTTCCTCGGTGAGGAACGATATGGTCCACCACTGTTGCCTGCCTGTAGCGATTCCGCTTCAGGCATCGTACGCAGAAGGGATGAAGTTTCAAGAAACGAAGCCTAGCTTTGTTCCACCGTGAATCATATCCTTTAGCTTTCGTGGACTTTACTTCCAGTGAATGAAGCTGGCTGTGTTCCTCACAATACTTGGAACCGTAAGGCACTAGCCTTGGACAGTTTGGATGCTTGCAAGGCAGAGCGGGTCGTCTTGGCATGGCCTTCACCCCTCTCTATATTTTTTCACATCTTAATCATATCACAATATTTCGTGCAAAGCAGTACCGACTTAGTACCGTATTAGTTCCAGGGTAGTTCCGCACTAGTTCCACCCTAGTACCGGAGTAGTTCCGTCTTTTTGATTTTTGCAGTTTTTACTTGACAAATAAAAAAAGTTCTATCTCATAAATGATAGAACCTCAAAGTTTAATCTTATAAATAGTCATCCCAATCTAACCCATCTTTTAGGAAATGTTGCTTTAATTCCTCTCCCAATAAACTTTTAGAATATATGCAAGTTACAGGGTCACCCTTTGGAAATACTTCCTTTGACTTTAAATTTAGTAGTGACTGTGGAACTATTTTAGATTGTGTATCCTTGAGTGTCAGTGCCAGGATTTGCTTTCTTGTTCTTAAAGAATAGTCAAATTCTAAACGCAAATACTTACCAGAGCCAGTCAAACAAACAAATGTTCCAACCAATTCTTGAACAGCTCCTAATACTTGTAGCTTTTGCATTGTTGTTCCGTCTTTCTTTATGCTCACCTGGTCAATACTGATATGATTAGCTAAACAATCGTCAAAGAAACTCCCTGGTCCTTTTTGATAATATATTCCACATAAATGCATGAAGTTGGTTGGAGAAAAA